AAAGCATATATTATGAACCTGGAATAAACTGTTGTCCTGGTGCAGATAATGATGATAGTCCTCCTAATTGCTGTAGTTATAATATATTAGGTCAATGTGTACAGGACGGATACTGCAGTTGTATAGGTGATGGTGGATGCTAAAAGGTTTTGAAAAATTGGATAAAAGTATTAATTTAACGAATAGGAAAAGGCAATAATATGGCAAGAAGAAATTTAAAACATTTGGACGGTAGTTCAACATTAGAGCAGTTCATGGCTCAAATACCTAGCCTTGTCTCTAATTTTATGCAAGCAAGTTTGCAAGCAGAAGAGAATGAAAAAGATAGGCTAGAAAGAATAAGTGAACGTGAAAAAGAAGTAGCTCTTAGGGAAAAATGGAGAAAAGAAGATGATGCTAGAGAAGATGAAAGATTTAATAAAAGTCAAGTCGTTCAAGCTCAGCAGAAAAAGTCTTTAATACTTCAGAGTATGTGGGAGTATAAAGTAGGAGAGTATAATAAGCATTTAGAAGGATGGAATGAGTTAACCTTGTCTGTAGATGACGCCATATCATTAAACCAGACAGATGAGTTCGCTAAATTTGCAGCAATAGCTGCTTCTGACCCTTTAGAACAAGCAAAGTTAGAAATTTCACAATTAACAAGTATGATTAAAACAGTAGATGGTAAGATAAATGAGTTTAAAGGTAGAAAAGAATTTCAAAAATTATTCAATAGAGAGATAACTGATAGAGGCGACTTTTACAAAAAAGGAGAATGGGATTCTGAGGAAACAGACAAAGGTGTTCATCTCTGGACTTCTAATGATTTTAAATTATTAAGTCAAGATATTTTAGACGATGATGTTTTTATATCTAAAGTACAGGACAAACATATGGAAAATGGGGCTTGGAAACCTTATGCTCAAGAGTATGTTGATATAATGGTTAAACCTACTGACGATAGGCTAAGACAGTTAAATGAAGGTATATTTGAGTATGAAACAAAGCAGTTTAAATTTAAAACTAGTAAGCTTGAAAACGAATTAGCACAAATAGCATATCAAACAAAAAAGGACCCTGATATATTAAAGGCTAGTATATTAAGTGAATATACTTCTGCTATGGATAATTTTGACAAAGCTTTAGTTTATTCAGTTCCAGGCTTTTCTGATATGTATAAAAAGGTTTTAGTTGCTCATGATAAATATACAGAAAACATGGGTCTGGTAGAAGGATTCCTGCAAACAACAGAAGGTGTTGATAGAATGTTTGAAGATGCTGTTAGGAATGGGTATGCTACTGAGGATGTTAAAGATCAATGGGATTATACTTTAGCTAAACAATACTTACAATGGAAAGCTAAGGTTGATTTTAGAAAATCAAGTGGGTTAGCATTCTTTTTAGGTCCTGATATATTTGACTCTGTATTTTCTATGGATAAAATGACTTACTCTTCTTTTCAAAATGCTTTAGTTCAAGCTGTTACGAACTTTGATACTGCTTATATTGAAGGAGATATGAATCAAAGGCGTAAAGTAGAAAATGGATTAAAAAGAGGTATAGGTTTTGCTACGAAGTATTCTGGTGAGGGTGATTATATATCACTTATGAAAGACTTGCAAAATGATATAGGCATTCTCGTAGGATCAGATGATCAAGGTAACGGTAATGAGCTTCAAAACAATCCTTTTATAGAGAACTATTTTAATTTACAAGAAATTGAAAAGAAAATTCAAAGTATACAAAATACAGGCACTGAAGATATGGAACAGCTTTTAAAAGGGGACACAACTTCAGACTCTCAGTTTAATATATATAATGAACTTGAGAATAGTTTATTAAGTCACTTCACTGGATGTGGTCAAGGTCAAACTTATGATGCTGCTATTGGAATGTGTACTACTAATAGTAATAATGAGTGGCCTTTACAAGGTTTGATACTAGCACAAGAGTTAAAAAGAAATGAAAGAAATTATCAAAGTAGTAAAAATGCTAGTGGGCTGTGGGTAGAAGAGGGTTCAAGAGGCTCTACCTCAACATATACTGGGAGCGATAGAGGTTTTCCCGATAGAAGACCTCAACAATAAATAAAGGAAATAAATGGTAATGAGGAGATTTAATGGGTAGACTTTCAGATTTATTACAACCACCTACATCTGGTGGTATCATAGATACTACAGGAAATGGCTATAGTACAACTACAAATTATGAATCATCTAATAAAGAGGTTCAATCGAGAAGTAAGTTTTTTAATGAAGAATATGACTATACTACAAGCCTTGGCAATGTATCAGGTAATAATGCATTAATAGATGCTTCAACTGGTCTTCCTGATTGGGGAAAAATTTCACCTAGAAGTAAAGCTGCTGAAGGTGGTGGATTCTTTATGGAGACTGCTAACTTTGCAGGTAATATGCTTGGAGGTTTTGTTGACTCTGCTTTATTTGGACTACCTGGATTAATAGATGATTTAACAGGACTAAGAGATGTATCTCCATGGCTTTCTTTAAGGGAGTGGACAAGTTTAGGTGCTTATGATACATGGGAAGAAGAATCTACAGCGGGTAAGTGGGGTAAAAGTATAGGTGTTGGTATTGGTATGATAGTACCATTTAAATGGGTTGGAGCAGGATTAAATGCTGGTGTAAAAATGGGCATGAGAGCAAAGCCCGCAGGCTCTTTATTCAAAAGCCTTACTAAATCTTCTAGACAAGGATTTACTTCTAAATATGTAGGTCAAGAAGGTGCTGATAAATTAATAGCAGGTATAAGCAGAGTAGGCGGTGCACGTACAGGACAAGCAATGGATGCTAGTACAGATGCATTTAAAACAGGTTACGATGCTCTATTTCAAGATGCATTTAATTTAGTTAATAGCTCCACATATAAAAAGATGTTCAAAAAAGGTGGAGCAATGTTGCAGCAAGCTACTGAAGAAATGACTCAGTCTATACTTCAAACAGTTCCTAAGTTAAGCACTAAAGAAGCTGGTTCATTAGCTCAAGCTCTTATAAATGAAGCTGGCAAACAAAGTGCTGGAAGTATGCATCATTTCACAGAATGGATGGTAACTAAGACTCCTTTATTAAAGCATTTAGCAAATAATACATATGCAAAACAAACAATGGCTGCTTATACATCTGATTTTGTTGTAGGAGCTACAATGTTTACAGCTGAGTATGCATTACATAATACTGCCTTAGCTATAGCAGGTGGTGTGTCTGATAAATCTATGAAAGATTTAGCTAAACAGATAGACCCTAGATCTAAAGCTGCTCACACTACTCATATTGAAGGAGGATTTTTACCTGTATTAGGAGAAATATTTAAATCAGGAGCTTGGATGGGTCTATTAGGACCTTCAAGGTTTGTTAAGGGTGGTAGTACTGTTGGAGGCAAAGGATACAAAGCAGCACTATCAGAGGGGCTTATAAGTCTGCTAGAAGGATGTCTGGTGATTATGCTAGAATGACATTAAATATGATAGATGAAGCTGCGGACGGACTTCTTGCTAATAAAATAGATGATTTAGCTGTAACTGCTATTAATTCTCTTTCTGATGATGCTGCTAGAGCGATGGTTAAGCAGGTTAGAAAACAATTTGCAAAAGACTATGGTGTATTCATGATAAAAGAATTTGGTAAAGATGTTAATGTCTTTTCTGATATAGCTGGTATATATGCAGGTAAAGGATTTCAATCTTCTGTTCCTAGGATGATAGCAGGAACTTTGATGATGAATGCTCCTAATCTTTATGACCAAATGATGAAAGATCCTAAGAACTTTTACCAAGCTTTTGGTCAAGACGGTCATGAGATAGCACAAAATATTCTTATAGGTATGGTATTTTCTAGAAGCGGTAGAACATTTAATACTGGAAGTAAGGCTAGATACTTTGAATCTGGAGAGATGAGAGAGTATTATGCTAACAATATTAATGATATAAATAAAATGAAATTTGGACTTGATTTAATAGGGGCTCCTGTTGATAATGGTTTAAAGATAGCTGGTAATGTTTATTCTGCTACATCTCAAAAAGTTAGAAATCAACCTTTGTTTAAAGAGATAGATGGAGTTGTTGGTGATAAGTATGTAGACAGAACAGACCCTAATGCTCCTTCTTTAAATAGAAAGGAAGCTGGTAGAGCATTCTTTGATTATTTAAAAGAACAAGGTGTTAAACCAGGAACTCCTGAATTTAGAATTGAAGTAGAAAAGTGGGAGAACTTTAAGAAAATAATGGAAGTGTATGATAGCACTGCTCCAGAGATAAATAAAATGTTTAGAACTGTAGATGGTAAAGAAGCATATGAAGCAGTTCAACAGCTTAATAGTATCCCAGAAATAGCTAATGCTAAAGATATTACTTTAGTTATGGATAATGCTTTAACTCAAGCTATGATACAAGCTAATAAGCCCTATAAGAATTTAAGAAAAGAATTTATTGTTAATTCATTCAAAGCAATGGGTATAAGTATTGGTAAAGATGGTTCTGGTAATTTAGTTATTCCAGAGATAGACTTAGGTAATTTCGGAAGAAGTAATAGACAGAGTGGTTATGTTAGACAAACAGAGTTGAATAGTGCTAAGTATGTATTAACAGAGATGATAGCTCAAGGTGTTAAAGATGGTTGGATACTTAAAAAAGGTTCTAGACAGGCTACAGATACTCCTCAAAATTTAACTGAATTTGTAGATAGCTTTGGTAATTCTAAAGAAGCTATGGTAATTCATACATATGGATCAGAAAGTGCTAAGAGTGGTGCATTCCCTAGAGGTGGTAAAGAAGCATCTGAAAGATTACTTATATCAGATAGTATGAGAGAAGCTTCTTTGAGTATTGACCAAATGGAGCAAACTAGAAATCTTTTAACACTATTTTCTGATAATAAATATAGTCCAGCTGAAATATTCCATACTTTACCTGAAGGTAGAAGAGAGGTTATATTAGACCTTATGCAACAGATAGGTCTTGATAAGAATGCTACATTAGATATAAGTAATGTTGATCCTTCTAAGCATCAAGACGCAATAGAGTTTTTCTCAAGAGTTAAATCTCTTCATAAATTAATGAATCCTAAAGGCTCTAGTCAAAAGGTTGATGTGACTATGTCTCAAGTAGAAGGATTAAGAGATGCAATATTTGAAATAACTGGTGATGCTTTAATGAAAGAGTCTGTTTTCAAATCAGTTGAAGCTGAGGCGTTTAATTACTTTTTAAATAGAATTAAAGTTAGTGAATCTTCTTCTCCTTATTCTACTGGGGTAGCTGTTCACCACTTGTTAAATGGTAATAGAAAGCTTAATAGTACAGGTGATTTTAATAATAGATTAGGTAATTTTGTTATAAGAACAAGTGAAGGATTGGTGTTTGCTGATGCTAAAAGCTTAGTAGCTAGAATCAAAGCTTTATCTCCAGATAAAGAAGCTCTTATAGATAAAGAAGGATTAGGTGATTTTTACAGTGGCTTGCAGAGTGTTTTAGAGCAATCAGGTGATATTATAAGCTTTACTAGAAATACTAAAGATATTGACCTTATTATTAAAACTATGGGGCCTGATGCTATAATAGACTTATTAACGCAAACAAAGAGTATTTCTAATACTGGTGCTATGAAAGAGATGGTTACTAAAACTCTTCCTCTGGAACAAGCTCAAATGAATATTAATGAAACTTTAAATAGTCTTGTTGACCTTAATATTGTTAAGGTTGCTAAGGATGATGTTATTTATGAAAACTTATCACAGTTGCATCAGAGTACTGGACAGCTAGTTAAGCTTCTTCAGTTTGCTATGCAGAATAAAGACTTTGCTATGCTTGCTAATCTTACGAAAAGCAAAATAGAATTTGATAACTTCTTTAGAGAGCTTGAAGTATTTAACAATATAGACCCTATGAAAGAGGGTGGTATAGATGCTGCCTGGACAAAGAAATTAACAGAGCAGATAATACTAGCTCAAAACTTTTTAAATAAAAACTATGGTACATTGGATGGTCAAAACTATAGTAAATGGGTCACTGAGAAGATAAATGAAAATCATAGAAATCTTCCTCTAGACTATAAGCATGATGAGATGCTTGTTAATATAACACCTACTCAATTTGAAGGTCGATATGGATTATCTGTTAGTACAGTTAAAACTATTGTAGAGCCTTTTAAAATAAACTATAACAAATCTCAAGATATTAAGCAAATAGACAAGGCTTATGATGCTATAATTAAAGCTGTTGAAGTAGAGCAGCAAAAGGTTACAGACCCTAAACTTAAAAAATCTAAAAGCGATATACAAATAGATGTACTGCAAACAGTATTAACGACTTTTGGAACTAAAGAATTAAATAAAGTTAGATTTGTAGCCAATGGAGATGGTTCTGGCAGATTTGTATTAGACAAGACTTATATGCCTAATCAAAAAAATAACGGTGTATTAGCTGTTGCTGACTATTTAGGCTTAGGTGATATGTTCTATGTATTAGACAAGCAAATGTATTTCATAGGAACTGATGGAAAAACTATTAAGAAAACTATGACTCCTAATGCTAATGAGCTTAATGTATTTAAAGCTGCAATAGAGAATCCTATAGGTATAGATAATCCTAGAGCTAGAATAGATATGAAAAAGCAAGTTGTAGGAAATACGTTCAATGTTAATGTTAAGCCAGAGAACTATATATACGTACCTTTTGATGAGAGTATTCAAATTGTAGTTCCAAGACAACATGCTAAAGACTCAGCTCTTAGAGCCTATCAAGATGGAGGAAAACTAAGTAATAGGTTAACTGCTATACTTAAAGATGTTGACCCTCGTAGATTGGCAGATATATTAAAAGTATTTAGAGACCCTGGTAAAATGAATGACCCAGCTACATTAGAGTCTGCACTATTGACTGCTAGATTAGCTGTTGATGCTCCGCATTTACTTATAGACAATGTTAAGGATATAGTTACATTAGCAGATGCATGGAAAAGATTAAAACTTCCTGAGTTTAGTAAAGGAAGAGTATATACTCCTGAAATGTTAGAGTATATGGATTCATGGTATAAAAAACATTTACCAGATAATCCTCATTTTAAAGATGTAGTTGATTCTTATGACCACTTTAGAACTCCTTCTGGTTGGAGAAAAATGAAATTCTTGTCTTTAGGTGATGAATCTAAGGATAGTTATTTTAATAGTGAGATAAGACTTGAATCTTGGATGAATGATCAAGAGGCTATATGGAAGGCGTCTGGTTCAGGTGAGTTATGGACTGCTTCAGAAAGATCTGCTATAATAGCTCAACATCAAGCTGCAGCAAAATCTGTTGTAGATGCTCCTACATATCTTAAAAAAGAATCATTTATAATTCATCTTGCTCAATTAGGAATAAGAAGTGACTGGTTAATTACTAATTCTAAGGGGGATATTGTAGGATTTAAATCAGGTGCTATGAAACCTAAAGGTGTTAATGTCCAAGTTGATGAGCAGACAGGCATGGTTCAAGTATGGTATGATAAAACAGCCTTCTTTTATGATGCTAAAATGGATGGATTAATGAGAAAAGCAGGTGTTGATGGTATATCATTTGCTAGTGGTAATAAGATTAATAAATATAGAGAGAATAGTACAGAAAAATTAAGAGATAGATATGTAGAGACGGACAAAGGTCCTGACAGAATAAGTGAGACTATATTCGGAGATATAGAGAAGGTTGTAAATCTAAATCAGTCTCGTACAGATTTGGTTATAGAGCTTCCTTTAAGCACCTTTAATGTTACCAATGTTTCAAGAGAGCACTCTGCTAAAGCTGGTGCTAATATGGCTGTACATCATAGTGATTCTAGACAATTAGCTCCTTGGATGAATTTAGGTTCTGGAAGATTGCCCGCAGTGCAAAAGAGATAGGAAGATTTTATAAAGACCAAGTATACGGCGGAACAAACACTGACCCGGCAAATACATACCTGGGAGTATACTACAAATTCAACGAGG